TTAAAGATGGTAGAGCACTTTATGTTTTCTACGGATCAACAAACGTTGGTAAATCCATCTTCTTAGGTAATATTGCAACCAATATTCTTAATCAAAACAAAACAGTTGTTCTTATAACATTGGAAATGCCAGAGCATGTTTATGCAAAAAGAATAAGTGCATCCTTATCAAGGATTCCTTCCAATGATTTGAAACTACAAATTGAACCATTAAGGAATAAACTTAATCAGTATAAGGTTAAGAACAGTGATAGTAAATTAATCATCAAAGAATTTCCAACCAAAGGCATTACGGTTTTGGGTATTAAAACTTATATTGAGAAACTTATTAAAAATGGTGTTAAACCCGATGCAATCATTTTGGATTATTTGAATTTGATTGCACCCAACACTGCCAATAAGAATTCTTATGACACTATTAAGGAAATAACCGAATATGTCAGAGCATTAACTTATAAGTTTGAATGTCCAATCATTACAGCAACACAAACCAATCGATCTGGTTACAAAAACGAGATGCCAGACTTAGAAACAACCAGTGAATCTATGGGATTAGCTCATACTGCTGATGCACAGTTCCCAATTTGGGTTGATGAAAAGGATTTTGAGCTTGGTATTATCCATTTGGGTATTGCTAAAAATCGATTTGGTGGAAGAGGTATTCATACACAATTAAAAATTGATTATCCAACTTTATCAATTACCGAACTTGATGAAGTAGTGTTTAACTACACATTAAAGGGATCTGCACCCAAGAATTTAAATACAGATTCCAATCCAAGTATAACAGATATATTAAATAGTGCACAAAATTATTCAAACGATGATGACATTTAACGGTTTATGTATAAATAAACTTAATGATTATAACATCATCACAACAATTTGATAATTTAAGTAACCCGTATGACGCACTAAACATAGAAGAATTTGAAAGTATTACTTTAAAATTTGGATCATTTGTTTGTATATCAAAAGGTAAAAAAATGAACTATTTAAACTTTTTAAAATATTTAGTAGACGATAAAAAAACCCAAAAAATATATTTTGCATTATTGGGAGAATATTCTTTACAAAATATTATAAAGGCTTATCTTGGATCTACGCCAAATGTCTATAAAAAGATATTCAGATCCAAATTAAACCGAAAAAAAGATGCTTAGTCTATCAGATAAAGAAAAACAAATTTACAATTGCTATTTAAAATATTCTAGAAAGGGGCAACCATACACTCCTAGAAAGAATTTTTCCGATATCGATGCCAATACTTTTACGAATTTAAAAAAGATATCTTTAATTCTTTCTAAATTTAATCATATAAGGATTGATGATTACTTTAAAGCTCCTTATATTCTTCATCCAGAAGATGCTTATCCTTCTTTAGTTTCTTTTACCACACTTTCTGCTACGAGAAATTATTCCTTGTTTAAAAAACAACAAGAAGACGAAGATCCAGAAAAGCAATTTGATAGTATCAAGGAAAGCTTTAGGTTCATAACAATGTTTTGTTTGGAGAATAAAATTCCATTGGAAAAATACTTGAGTCACAAGACAGGTTACATGACATCTTGGTTAAATCATTACAGAGAGCATAGAATCAATCCTTATGGGTTAATGGAGATGGATGGTATATTTGACAGCTTATCTTCTTTTCAAAAAGATGAGATTGAGTTATTTGCCAAAAACTTAAATGAAAAATTTGTTGCTTATAAATCAAGATATATCTCATCAACCCCAACAAGGACTCTAGTGAAAGAGGCAACAAACAAAATTAAGAATTTTATTAAAAATAACTTGCAATAAACAAAAACGCTGCTAAGATAGATTATAGATATGACAACTAAATACAACTCAAATATATTCGACTCACTCAAGGATGCGCTTTCCACAAAGGACGTATCAGAAAACAGTTTTAGGGACTTCTTGAAGATGGAGCCAGACAAGACCTACATTGTTCGCTTGCTTCCAAATCTTGCTGATGGTAAGAGGACTCGCTTCCATTATTACCAGCACGTATTCCCATCTCTTCTTTCACAGAAGAAGGTTTCCTGCCTCTGCCCTCACACGTATGGTGAGAAATGCCCAATTGATGAGTATCGTAGCAAGGTTTATGCTGCAAAGAATGATACTCTTATTGATCAGTCTCGTCCCTTAAAAAGGTCTGAGAAGTGGCTTTACAATGCTTTGGTTATCAAAGACCCAAGCAATCCAGAGAACGAGGGTCAGGTAAAGATCATCAATGCTGGTATCCAGCTTAACAAGATCATCCAGAATGCCATTGATGGTGATGATAAGGATGAGTTTGGTTTCAGAATCTTTGATCTCTCTCCAAATGGTTGCAATCTTCGTATCAAGGTTGAGACCAATGATGGTGGGTATCCAACGTATGTTTCTTCAAGGTTTGTTTCACCAAGTCCTGTTGAGGGTCTTGATGATGCTGATGAGATTTACAATCAGGTTAAGAGTCTTGATACTATCTTTCAACAGAAGTCGTATGAGGAGATCAAGAACCTCCTTGATTCTCATTTCTTTGGCAAGGAAGTTTCTTCGACTCCAACCCAGATTGGTGACACCGAAGAAGATGATGACAAGACATTTGAGGATGTAAAACCAGATGTTGAAAAACCAACACCAGTTCTTTCTGAACAGGAGAAGAAGGTTCAGGATATCCTCAAAGATCTCTAAGAATGAATCGCCAACAAGAGGAAGCGTTAGAAGCAGCAAAACTTGCTGCTATGGTTGGGTCTCATCTTAGAACAATGGATCAGATGACCGTAGAAAGTTCAGATGTACCAGCTAATCGTATTGATTTAAATAAATTTATCAATAATGTTAGACAGCACGATCCAAGAAGAAACAATGCACCTAGACAAAATTTTGGATATAGAAATGTATCTAGTCCATACCCATCCGAAGATCAAGTTAGAGCAATGATTCCAGATGCACCGTCATTTGTTCCACCTCAACCTTCATTTGAAGACATAGCGGCGCAAATGATTCCGTTACCTTCTGCTCCATTGCCGCAGAATACACCGATTTCAAACGAATCACTAACAAATATTGAAAAAAATGTAGAAAGGATTGGTAATACTTTGGAAACTCTGTTAGAATTAGTTAATAAAATAACAATTCAACAAAGTGAGCAATAACAATCTTCTTCCAATTCCGAAAACATCTATTGAAAAGCTTTTAAAGCCTATCAATAGGGTTACAGAAAGCTGCGTACTGCGAACCAGTAGCGATAGTTTGTATTCTCTTTGTACTTCCGCTGATAATAGTGTAATTCTTTATGCTGTTTGTAATCTTCCGATGCAAATTGAAGATTCAAAACTCAATATTATTAATATCAAGAAGTTCTTAACTGGTCTTGATTGTTTGGGTGATGATGGTGAATTTACCATGATCATTGAGAAAAATAACATTAAGTGTCAGTCTAAGAACGATGAGACAGCCGAAAATGCTCATTTTAAATATCATTTGGTTGATGATGGTATTATTAAGGAATCAACTGTTAAAATTGAAAACATAATCAAATTAAACTTTGATACTGTTTTTGATATCGAGTTATCAAAACTCAGACAAATTATGTCAGGATATTCCTTTGTATCAGATGTTACAAAGATTTATTTTTACACAAAAGATGGTAGAGTCTATGCAGAGATTGATGATAAAACTATGCAGAATGTGGATAATATTTCTTTGATGTTATCATCAAATTACCAAGGAAAAGACATTGAACCAATCTCCATCAAAATTGAGGTTTTCAAGAGTTTGATTAGTAGCAAGTACCCTGTAAAGGTTAAGATTAATGATGAAATGAAAATCTTTGTTTTTACTACAAAAGAAGATGAAAATGTTGAACTAAAATATATTGTTTCTGCACTTGTTAAATAAAATAAACCTATAAATATAATTATGTCAAAGAACAAGCTCACAACATGTAGTTATTTCATAAAACGTTTGCGTGATAGTGGATACGTTACCGATAAGGTATTTACGGATTATGCAGAATCTGATCCTCGTTCATGGACGGTCATCGTTGACCCAAAAGGTTCATCTGTTATGATTACTTGTTTTAATAATCATAATTATTTGGGTGAGGAGTATTTTGAAATGCACGATGGTGGTCAATTTATACCCGAACATTTTAAAATTAAAACCAGTTCAATTGAGGTTTTAATTGAATATCTTGTAAAGTTTGGCATTAATAATAAAGCACAAGGTTATGGCTCCAAGAAAGAAGAAACCAAATAACACTGGTACACCTTCCTTATCTTCGGTTGACTCTATCTTGCACAAAATAGAAACAAATCCAAAAGATTTATCCGATGAAATAGCAAAGAAAGTTTTTACTGTCGTTTCCAATCTTGAACTTCAAAAAAGTATTGATAAGTTCATGAAAGAAAGTAAACGAGCAAATCAAATTTCAATGCGAGATCTAAGTATTCTTAAAGGAATAATGAGCGAATACTTGGATGCGTTTTTAGTTTTTGGTTATAATATTGAAGGCGATAGAATCATTCTTCAAAATTTTAAAAATGCACGAGACCGAGATGCTATTATGGAATTTTTAAAAACAATTTTTCTTAAACAGCAACATGAGAATTTTTTAGATCAAGACGATGAATAATATACCAACAGCAGATCCAATATGTGATGTAACAAAATTAAATCCTGCATTTTTTCCAATGGGGAGTGCAGTTACCGATCCAAATTTCAACATACTTCCGTTTTTATGTAACCTTTTGCAACATGCTACTGACGAATCGATAGATCCAGTTTTAATCCCCCCAACACCTTATGATATCAGTCCTCATATAAATTTTACGGCTCTTACTGCCATAGGTGATCACCGATTTTCAGATGGAGATTTATTACATATAGCATTTGCTAATTTTTTACCAAAGTTAGTAACTCAAGTTGAAGTCAAACAGGCAGGGGGTACACAGATAATAAACAATTATATTTGTGATTCAGATGGAAACCCAATAAAGCAATCACAGATTGCTCCTATTTTAACCACGGTTGGCAATGGTAACATTAATTTGTTTGGTTATAACATTCCACCAATAGCTGATCCAAATGAATTACTAAAGCCATTTAAAGCAGAAGACGTATTAGCAGTAGTTAATAATGCAATCATAAGTGGATCTAACAAGGATGCTGATGCATTTTGCGAATATTTGCAACTTTATTATCCAAAAGCTCAGTGGAATGCAAAATTGTTTGCATTCCCAAGACCACAATTTTTTTACGTTGAATTAGACTACGCACAAGATTCATCAATAGCAATATATCTTAAGTATCATCCTGAAATGCAATCATATGTTGCTAAAAAATTAGCAAGTGCTGGTTATATTGCTTCTGATGCAGAAGTAATAATTAAAAACAATACTTTGTTTGCAAATAATGCATTAGCTAGAATTTTCTTAGAACCTATCGCAAATTATGTTACTTTGATTAATAATTCCACATTGGCAGTGCAGCATCAAATGAGTGCAGTTGATATATTTTCTGCAAAACCCAATGAGCAATATGTTAACATGGTTAATAGTTCCATAAGTGGTCTTAGTGGTATAACAACACAGAGTTTAAACACTGTTACAACTTATTTTAATAGTTAACAGACGTATTTTAAACTGGATTCAGCTGGTGGAACCAGATTACCATCTGGTGTAAAAGTTGTTTTAGCATCAACATAATTGCTTTGTTTAAATTCATCACCTTCAATATTGTAAGCTTGATTTCTGTATTTTGTTGGAGGGAATGAAAACGCACCACCACCACCACAAGAGCTTGGCAAATCCTTTGCACTAGGTGTAGATGCCATAGGTGCGGAAGCAGGTGATG